TGTAATGCCATAATACTTTTCTACCATTATTGGCCTCAGCATCACTTGGTCCTTAATTTCTGTAGCTTTTGTTATTTGCATGTATGATCCTCTCATCATTAGTGTTAGTGTGACTTACAGAAGGTATGAAAAAAACAAAGAACCCTCTGTAAGTCAGTAGCTAATAAAAAAGCAGATTACATCCTGTTAACTTAAACATAAATTTTAAATTATTAAGTAATCTCCTTTCTAAATCAATCATATCACATATATAATGCATTTGTCAAGTACTTTAAATAAAAAAAGGCTCTCTAGTGTGCGATCTAGAGAGCCATAGTGGAGGAATTACAATAATAAGCGAAATTATTGTAATTTTAATGCTATCAATTTTTACCTATATAAAGATTGTTCTAAATCTTTAATATCACCTTCAAGATTGCTGATTTCTTCTTCAAGTGCTTCGTTTTGAAACGTATTTTGATAGCTCAGTCGATCAATTGTGAAACTTTGTGACTGAACTTTTCCTTGAAGAATTTGAACATCAGAAACGAGTTCTTCTAATATTTCACTGTTTTGATTAATGGTACTAATCATACTTTGTGCATACATCAAAATTCCCGCCAATTGCGTTGCTACTCCAAAAACAAGAATTGCTAATCCTTTATTCTTTTGTAAAAGTTCTATCATTTAATATTTCCTCATTTCCGCTGGAACATACTTGTCACCATAAACGCCTGTAGAGAAAAGCATTTGATGTTCACTATTAATATTTTTCTGCTGATCCTGCATTAACGTAATTGATTTGTCTAGTGACTCGATTGCTGCAGCAATTTCAATCATACTTACTTCTATCTTGCCAATTCGTGCGTCATTTTTTTCGACATTAGAACTAAGTCCACTGATAAAAAAAACAACTCCGGCAAATTGAATAATTATTGCCGTTGCGATACTTATGAAGGTTCCATTTATTTTAACATTCATAGATCACCTCGGCGGTAGAGCATAGAATTGTTGCTCTAAATAAATTAATTTTGTTTGTAGGTCTGAAATTGTCCACACATGATCGTCAGTCTGTCTTTTGACAGTTTCAAATTGTACTTGCAGTCTTGCGACCTCAGTCTCTAACGTATCTACTTTATTTTCGACCATCCATGAATCATCGCTATACGAGTCTTCTTTAATGCCTTGTATTTCTGTTTCTAAACGTGTCAATCGTTCAATCAAATACGAGACGTCAACTGTTTGTAACGTATCTGTGACATTTTTCATATATTCGACATCAAATAGTAATTGATCGACCAGTATCTTATTTGTTTCAATATTGGTTCGTGCATTGTTGATTTCATCAATTGCATATTGAGTATAGTCATTTTCTACCAAATGAACTATTGCATCTGTATTATTCTGCACATCTCTACTGAGATTGGTTAGAAATACAATTCCACCACCTACTTGAACTAATATCACAAGTATGATAGAAAGCAGCGGTATCTTTCCGCCAAGCTTATCCATTACTAACCAACTAAACTACCTGTGTCGTCTCCTACAGGCCCCTTAGAAGCCAATCCTGTCTTGACAACACTTGCTGCTGCAGCAATGCCTGCAACAATTGCTGATTCAACGAGTGAAGCATCAATTGCTGTAACTTGTGCTGTACCAATAACTGCAATAAAACTCTGAACAAAAGTGCTCAGTGCCCTCTCAGCAATATCTTTATATAATATATTCATAATTAATCCTTTCAACTATTAATTAAAATGTTTCACGTGAAACATTGTCTGTTTAATCTGCATCTAGTGCAGCTTGTATTAAGTCTGATGCTTGACTCAGCTTTTGCTGTGCCAAAATCAGTTCGTCTTTGCCAGTGTGTAAATCACTAACAGATTCTTCTTGACCTTTTCGTATATCAACAGGGTCATCAGGCTCGCCTCGTAATTCAGCCAGTATTTTATCCCGTGGCCATAAATGTCGTGCTGTAGCTGGTGCTGGATCTGAAGCTCGATTTAAATTATCTAGTTCCCAATGTCCGATCAAAGTGTCTACACTAGGTACCATTCCAGTTTGATGCATTATCCAATTAGTCACTTTAGTCCCAGCCTTAACCATCGCTGTTGGCCACGGTGTTGAGTCTGAGTATAAGTAGTCATAGCCATATGATGGCTTAATGCTGAATCCTTCGAACTCGATACCGCATGTGTATTTATTTGGATTTCCACCTTTGTACGCACTCCAAGAAGGTGAATTAACACCGCCAGCATGCCATGCTGGAGTATAGATTGAAACTGTTTGAGTCACATTACCTTGTCTGTCTATAATAAAATGTGCGGATTTTTGAACTCCAGGATTCTTCGCCCAATCTATCATTGTCGAAGCGTAGCCTTGCATTATATGATGCACTACCGCGAGCGGCTTCATTTGTCCAGGTGCCACATCGGGGTAGCCACATGAAGCGTTAGCTTCGGGCCAAACTGGTAATTTTATGTGATCTGCGAACTTATACCAGCCTAGAGCTTCTGAATATTCATTAGTGGGCATTACAATACTCCTTTATCACGTAATAATGAAACAATTTCAATTAATATTTCGTCAGATGAAGCTGTAGACTGATCAGTTAACCAATCATCCAACTTTTGTCTGACGACAGGTATATCTTCAGATTCTACTAAATCAAAATCATATTTTTCTTTAATATACGCTGCATACAATGTTCGCTTTTGCGAATCAGTTTTTGCTTTGTCAGTATCATTGAGATCCATAACATGCTCAAAAACTTCATCTCCATCTTTTTGAAGGCCCCACGGTAATGAGTCCTTTATCCCTTTGAATCTATACATAGTCATTTTTTCCTTTCTATAAAATTATTATGCTGAACTAATTATTCCTGTGCTTAATACAAAACATCCTCCTGTTGGGCCGTGACTTTGAGTTGTTGCAGACATTGTTACACTCGACGGAAGCGCATACGAACCCGCGTCCAAATAATAACAACGATGTCCGTTACCCTGATCTGAATACAGTGATGGCAATGACGGCGTATTATTTGCAATAATGCCCGCAAAATATGACGTGCCTGGATTCACCGTTGTGCTCAAACCTGTGAGTTCTGCTGAGTCACTATTTGATGGGAAGGCTGTGCTGGATGATTCCGCCACCTTTGTAAGAGTTGATCCTGCAGCGTTAACGGAATATAGTCCAAGGATATAGTTGCCAGCAGTATTTGCTAGTTTAGTAATATATGTCGATATGGTTGCTGTCTGCTGAACTGACTGCAAAGGCCAGTAGTACCCGCGATTAGCTACTAACGCAGACGAAAACACGCCCGTATACGTTTGATCGGCAATCACTGGAAACAGTCCTTCCGGGTTCGCGCCTGCATCACTTGCCGATAAGGCTACGAATCTGACGCCTGCTGCTTCAGAAGCCCTCGCTTCTAATACATGATCGTTTGTGCCTTTGGTAACAGCAACGGGTGTGTTAGCTGCACTTGCGGACAATACCTCTCCTTTAGCATCCAGAAGCGATGCCGGAGAAGCACTCCATTCCACAGCATTTGCAGCAGCATTAGTTTGTAGATATTGATTTCGTGTTCCTTTTGCGAGCCTAGCCAAAACTTTACTTCCACTTGCCTGAAAAAGGTCTCCGGCTGCGGCAGCGAGGTATGGTGCTGTCAGGTTAATGTTGCCAGAATTCCCGAAAAATTGATTCCATATAGATGCCGTTATTATTGTTCCAGTCGCCCTGTCAACTCCGTCTGTCCATGCCATGATAATTTTTCCCTTCTACGTTATCGTGTTCCCATTACCCCATACACCAAGAGGTCCTTGTAAAGTATCTTCATTAGTTACAGCACTCCATGCAATTGTTGACGGGTGTGTAAAGCTTCCTGGGTCGTTATATCCGAACGGTCCATCCAGCTGTGTTGATGAACTATCTAATGTGCCAGCATAATGATCAGGTGTCGCTGAAAACGACAAAGCCATTGCGTAGCGAGTTCCTACTACTTGCGTAAAGGCTAATGCTAATTTTGTTAAATCTCCACTAGCGCTTGGCACACTTGTAGAACCTGTTGTTGCTTGACGGGTGAGATTAGTATTATCAAAGCTATAAACTGATAGGATGTAGTTACCGCCTGTGTCAATTTCTCCAGCAATAAATTCTACTGTTGCGTTTGCGTTACGGGGAGCGTCAAGTACATTTACGTAAATTCTATTGGCAACAGAAGAACGCTTTGCAATAGCTCTTTTTTGACCTGATGGTTGCATTGCTATACATTCAGGCTCTGCAGCTGCAGTTGCTCCGGGTGCGGCTCCCCATGTAAGACCAGTTGCCTGTCCACTTGCAGCTGTCAGGACCGTGCCATCAGCGCCAACAGCCAGTCGCGCTATCGTATTGGCTGCTGTTGCTGTCAATATGTCACCTTTTGCTGACATAGTTGATTGCGCTGACGCAGCATATTCTGGAGCAGAAGCACCGCTGTTCATTTGTAATACTTGTCGTGCGGAACCGACACCGAGTCGTGCTAATGCATTATCGCCTGTTGCGTATACTATGTCACCAGCTGTCGTCACCTTAGCTGTTTCCATTGCATCGATACCGTCACCAGATCCTAAATAAGATGTCCATATCGCTGCTGTGATAACGTCTCCGCTTGACCTATCTATTCCATCTTGCCACGCCATTCTATCCTCCTATAAATCGTATCCACTGTTAACGTCAACGGGTCCATTCCAAGCAAACTGTTCGAGAGTTAATCCACTTAAAGCCTGCGAACTCGGGAGCGCATATGAACCTGCTGATACTACTCCTGAAAATCCTAGGACATTCAGATATGTGCCTGATGTTGGATTCATCATTGTAATGGTCGTTGCTGCGGAAAATATTATAGCCATGAAGTACTGGGTGCCTACACTGCATGATGCTTCTAGT